AGCGATGATATAATAGCAGATCAATATTGGTACGATAATGTTAATAATACTTTTAACACATTTCCAATAATTGAGACAGAACAATTCGAAGGACCATAATAAATGGCATTAACTTTAAGAGACTTAGCACAAAATACTTTACAAGGACCAATCGGAGCAACTGGTGTTTCAGATGTTCCTGGTGCCACAGGATCTACTGGACCAACCGGTGCTACTGGTGAAAAAGGTGCAACTGGTGCCACAGGTATTTCAGATGTTCCTGGTGCAACAGGTCAAACAGGTTCAACTGGTCCGCAAGGTGCAAGTGGTGCCACTGGTCCACAAGGTGCTGTAGCAGATCAAGGCGCATCAGGTTCGACTGGTTTAACTGGTGCAACGGGTGCAACCGGTATTACTGGAGCTTCTGGTGCTACTGGTTATACTGGATCAACAGGAGCCACCGGTTTCCAGGGTGCATCAGGTTCGACGGGCGAAACGGGTGCTACTGGTTCAACTGGGCCAAATGGTGCTGATGGCGACAGATATAATACTACGTCATCTAGTAGTTTAACTATTTCACCATCAGGTGCAACAGGCATTGTAATTGCTACAGGATTAAGTTATTCAACTGGTCAAACTATTATTATTGCTAATGACGGTGCACATATTCAATATGCAGAAGTTGTATCATATAATAAAATTACTGGTGCTTTAACTATTGATAGAATCGGTTTAGAAGGATCTGGAACATTCACTTCTTGGACAGTTAACTTATCAGGTGCAGTTGGTATTCAAGGTGCATCAGGACCAGATGGTCCTATTGGTTCTACTGGTTTCCAAGGTGCATCAGGCGCAAGTGGAGCAACTGGGCCTAAAGGTGCCACCGGATCTACCGGTCCGCTTGGAGCAAGTGGTTCAACCGGTTTAACTGGTATAACCGGTGCAAGCGGGGAAACTGGTCCTCAAGGTGCATCAGGTTCGACCGGTGCAACTGGTATAGGTGCAACAGGTTTAGGATATGCAACATTATCATCATCTACTCAAAACCTAGTTGGTACTGGAGTTAAAAACTTTACTGTTACTACTTCTTCAACACTTACTGCATATGGTGTTGGTTCTAGAGTTAGAGCTTCATGGTCTTCATCTCCAGCTACGGTTTGGATGGAAGGCGCAATCACATCTTATAGTGGTACTACGTTAGTCATAACAGTAGATAATATATCAACTACTGGTGGTAATCGTACTGGATGGGTAATACAACAAGCTGGTCCAATTGGGGCATCAGGTGCCACTGGATTTATTGGTGCAACAGGATCTACTGGCCCAATTGGTGCGTCAGGTTCAACAGGTTTGACCGGATCATCTGGTGCAACTGGTGCAACTGGTGTGCAAGGTGCATCGGGTTTACAAGGTGCATCAGGAGCAAGTGGTTCAACAGGTTTAACTGGTGCAAGTGGTTCTACCGGATTAACGGGTTCTACAGGAGCTACCGGTTTTACGGGTTCAACAGGACCGCAAGGTAATATTGGAGCTACAGGTCAAACCGGTTCAACTGGTTATGATGGTCCTCCAGGTATTGATGGTTCTACCGGTGCTACGGGAAATCAGGGCGCAAGTGGTGCCACGGGTATTAGAGGTTTACAAGGTTTAACTGGTTCATCCGGTGCAACTGGTTCTACTGGTGTGCAAGGTGCGTCAGGTTCAACTGGACCAATTGGTGCATCAGGTGCTACTGGATTTACAGGTGCCACGGGTTCAACTGGTCCTATCGGATCAACTGGTCCTCAAGGCGTATTAAAACCATGGCAAACTATAACTGGTGCAACTCAATTAGAAAATGGTGCACAGATTATAGCTAAAACTACAACTGGTTCATACAGCGTAGCTTTACCAGCAGCTCCAACATCACAATTTACTATAATTATACAAGACGGTTATAACTTTAGAGTTAATCCATTGACGGTAATACCAAATGGAGCCACTATAAGAGGAGTCTCAGGAGATTTAATATTAGATGTATATAATGCATTAGTATATTTCATATACGATGGAACTACATGGCAAATATCATCTACAGTTGGTGGTATTGGTGCAACTGGTCCTACTGGCGCTGGAAGCAATGGAGCTACCGGATCAACTGGACCCGGTGGTATTAATGGTGCATCAGGCGCTAGCGGTGCATCAGGCGCCACAGGATTTACGGGTGCAACGGGTGCCACAGGATTAATTAGTACCTCTACATCATATGATTTTACTGCACGACAAGTATTTGGAGCTACAACTTCAACAACATTTGGAGTTAAGCTAGGTAACAACGCGGTTGAAAATACTTTTGTTAGTGCATCAGCTCCAACTTCAACAGTTAACTTTGATTGCCAACTATATAAGAATTGGTATTCTACTGCTAATGCTACTTCGACATGGGCCGTGAACTTTAGAGGATCTGGCAACTTAAACTTAAACTCATTGATGGCAGTTGGTGATACGATTAAGGTAAATTTATTTAGTACAAATAACCTTACCACGACATATAATACTGTAGTTCAAATTGATGGTACTGCAACTGGTGTGACAACTAGATGGAGTAAACTTTTAATTGGTAACGCAAACATTGGTAATGGAAATACTGTTTCGGCAACAGGAGCACCAACTGCAGGTAATGTTGGCATTGATAAGTATGAATATACTATAATTAAAACTAGTGCTGGTCCTACTTATACAGTATTAGCTAGACAACAGGCTCATAACTAATGCCAGCCGTTACTAGAGTTACAGATATATGTTCAGGTCATGGATGCTTTGCACCTAGGCAAGCACGTACTGGTAGCACAAATGTATTTGCAAATGGTCTAGGAGTAGTGCGTAAAGATGACGAGTGGGACACTCATTGTTGTGTTACATGTCATAATGGTATAAGCACGACAGTTTCAACAAAAGTCTTTGCAAATGGCAGAGGAGTAACAAGAATCGGTGATGAAATATCGTGCGGGTCTGTTTCTGCACAAGGTTCACATAACGTATTTTTTGGATAGTGAGTATAAATAAGATATGGCTACGAATTTAAGTTCAATTAATTTTGCTGCATTAAGCGGACCAACTGGTGCCACGGGCATCTATGGGGCTTCTGGAGCCTCGGGTGCTACAGGAGTACAAGGAGCTTCTGGAGCTTTAGGTGCCACTGGGGAAAGAGGCGTAACTGGAAATACTGGTCCAAACGGGGTACAAGGCGCAACTGGTATTGGTTTCATTGCTTTAACATCTACTACGTCACAAACGATAGGTACTGGAGTTAAAACATTTACAGTTAATTTAGATGCTACCCAATCAGCATATACGGTTGGTGGTAGAGTTAGAGTATATTCTCAAACAACTCCATCCATTTTTATGGAAGGACCTATCACTGGCTATACTGGTTCAACGATGCTAATAAACTTTGATTTTTTAAATGGTACAGGTACATATGCTGATTGGCGTATAACAACAGCTAGCAATCCTGGATCAACTGGTCCAAAACTAGTAGGAACTATTAGTAGTGCAACTCCTTCATCCACAGTCGGATATGTTAACGGAGACCTCTGGTTCAAAGTATAATGGCAAGAAGCACAAGAACATTCTCTGATCTTGACCTAAACTTTGGTATGCATCCTGTTACGCGTGATGTAGTCCTCAAGTATGATGATCAAGCTATTAAAGCTGCAGTAAAAAATTTAGTTTTAACACAGAACTATGAGAGACCATTTCATTCTGAGATTGGATCTCAGATAAGAGGATTATTATTTGAGCCTGCAACACCAATGCTCAATGTTATGCTCAAGAGAGCTATAACAGATACAATAGTTAACTTTGAACCAAGAGTTAAACTTAATGATGTTGTTGTAACAGTATCAGCTGATAATAATGAAGTCTATGTGTCGATATACTTTACTATAATAAACACAACTCGACCATTACAGGTTGATTTAATTCTTACGAGAACACGATAATGGCTACGAACCAAAACATAACAACTTCTGAGTTAGACTTTGATGCGATTAAGGCAAACTTAAAAACATTCTTACAAGGTCAAGATACATTTAAAGACTACGACTTTGAAGGTGCCGGTTTATCCGTATTGCTTGACTTACTTGCATACAATACCCATTACAACGCTCTATATACAAACTTAGCTGTCAACGAATCTTTCTTGGATTCTGCCAGCAAACGATCAAGCGTCGTTTCAAGAGCTAAAGAAATTGGGTACATCCCTCACTCAGCTACAGCAGCAACTGCTACCGTAACTCTTGTTGTTAGTAGTACTACATCATCTCCAGCAGTATTATCATTGCCTGCGTATAGCGCGTTCTCTACTACTATTGATGGCACAAACTATACATTCTATAATACAGAAGCTGTGCAAGCTTCTCTGTCTGGTTCCACATATACATTTGTTGGAGTTAAGATTAAAGAAGGAATACGTCTATCATATAGGTATGTAGCATCTGATGGTGCAATCTATACCATACCAAATGCTGAAGCAGACTTATCAACGCTTAATGTTAGAGTACAAGATAATGCTTCATCTTCCACATATACTTCATGGATTAACCAAGAAGATCTGTTAAATCTTGATGGAAGTTCTAAAGTATATTTTGTTAAAGAGATTGAAGGTCAACTATACCAACTTGAGTTTGGTAATAATGTTGTAGGTAAAGCTTTAGATAATGGTAATATAGTAAACGTATCTTACATGGTTACTAATAAAGCAGCAGCAAATGGTGCCCGTGTATTCACGTATTCCGGATCAAGTTTATTGGGTGGAGTAGTTGCAGTAACTACAACAACACCTGCCACGGGCGGCTCAGATATTGAATCAATAGATTCTATACGTTATAATGCTCCAAGATCTTATTCAGCACAAAATAGAGCTGTTACTGTTGAAGACTATAAAGCCATGATATACCGATTATATCCAGAGGCAGAAGCAGTTAATGTATGGGGTGGAGAAGATAATGTACCTCCACAATATGGTAGAGTATTCTTATCTATTAAACCTACTACTACAGATATCTTAACAGCAACACAAAAAGAATTCATTAAGACACAACTATTAAAACAAAAGAACGTAGTATCCATTACTCCAGTTATAGTTGATCCGGAATACATCAAGCTTGAGATAGCTACTACAGCATACTATAATCCTAGGATGACTGGTATGTCTGAGACAGAATTAAAAACAATGGTTACGCAAACTATTAAAGATTATAATACACAAAATTTACAATCATTTAGTGGTGTGTTTAGGCATTCAAACCTTTCATCTAAGATAGATGCAACAGAAGCTTCTATCGTTAGCAATATTACCACATTAAAACTTCATAGAGAAGTTGATGTTAAGTATAATGCTAATGAGAACTATACAATTAATATCGGAAATCCAATCTATAATTCTGGTGTTGGTGAACAATCTATATTATCTACTGGCTTTTATATACAAGGCAATGATAATCTAATGTATCTTGAAGATAGTCCAACAACTACATCTGCTGGCGTATTGAAGATGTATTATTATAATATAGATGTTAAAACATACTACAGAACATTTGGATCTGTGGATTATGCAAATGGCGTAATATATATGGATTCACTTGAGATTACTGGTATTGATCAATCAAATGGTGGAGTATTTGATCTAATAATAAAACCACAATCAAATGATGTTGTTTCAGTTCGTAATCAATTGGTTACTATTCCTGATTCTCATATTAATGTCAATATAATATTAGATAAAGTTTCAGTGGGTGATCCTGCTGGCGGAGCTAATTATAAATTCACTTCAAGTAGAAATTAATGTCAATAGACTTAAAATCAATAGTATCTAAACAAATCCCGGAATTCGCAAGGGAAGACTATCCTTTATTCGTTGCTTTTATAGAAGCTTACTATGAATATCTAAGCCAAACTGAACAACGTAATATCACAGAACTGAGAGATATAGATCAGACTATTGATTCATTCGTGCAATACTTTAAAAACGAACTTGATATATTTGGTTCTACATATACTAATATAGATCAAAGATTATTCCTTAGAAAAATCAAACAGGTGCTAGTAGCTAAGGGTGGAGAGGCTTCATATAAGTTTTTATTCAAACTACTATATGGCAAA